CCAGCCGCCGAGCGTTGACCGGAACATGCCGCCCTTGCCGTCTAGCTGGTCGCGGAAGGCGTAGACATCGCTGTCGAAAACCCAGACGCCACGCACTGGCCCGGTGCCGGGGACCGCCTGAATGGAAGCCCGCCTCGCAGAAATCTCGACTGAGTCGGTGGAGTCGGAGGGGCGAGGCTGGCCGTCAAACCGCTCATAACCACCCATCGAGGTATAGCCAGCGACGTCAGGCTCGTAGTTGACGGCGGCGATAGCCTTGCCGGGAGCTATGGTGATAGGCGGCGAGGATAGGTCAAGACCGCCGATCATCAGGGAGGTTTTGACTTCCTGTGGCATCAGGCCAACGACGCTCCCCATAGAACCTTGGGTAGCTGGTGGGCCTCCAGCATCGAGAAGTTGGGCAGCATTCTGAGCCGATAAAGCGGAATGCGCGGCCCCTCATCGAAGCCCTCCAGATAGGCCAACGCGGCGTCCTTGATCAGGGTGTGGAACTCCTTCGGCATTTCCGGCACGTCGCTGTCATTGACCAGTATCTGCGGGCCTTTGCGGTACTTGCCGCGTATGCGCCATGCGCTGGTATCTGGCAGCGGCGACAGGTGCATCTTGTTGTCGGTCGAGATGCTGTAAATCTGCGGCTTGCCGCGCGCCTTCACCCCGCGCGTGTAAAGCTCGTAAAACTCGTCCCACTGGATAGGCCGCAGCGTCCCCTCCTCCATCAGCGGCGGCGGCTGGATGTAGAACTCGTCAATGTAGAACCCGGAGAAGATTGCCCCGAATGCAGTACACCCCTCGCCGTACCGGAACGTGCCGCTGACATCGGTAATTTCAAACTCGCCATTCGCCCCGTTTGCGCCGCTGTAATCGTTCCAGTCGCCGCTGGTCACGGTCATGCGCGTGACGGTGGCTTGGGCATGGCTTGTGACGCCGAAAAGCCTCGCCCCGATTTCGAAGTTGGCTCCGGGGTGGATGGCGATGATGTCGATGCCGTCAATGAACCCCATGTAGGAGGTCTGGTACATCGACACGCTGGTGTCGGAGCCGTCGCCTTTCAGCCCCCACTGCGAAAAGCGCTCGCCGATCAGCGTTTCCGTCCGCTCGTCGTAGAAGGTGGAGCCGTCGTAGCCGAGGACGCCAGAGCCTAGAAAGCCGTAGAACTCGCTGTTCAGCCAGCGCCAGCCGCGATGCGCGTTCTGGATGTCGATGTAGGCCTCACGGACGAAGTCAACGATCTGCTTGAGACGGTTGGTCTGGCCGACTACCGTCGTCGGCAGGGTGCCTTGGATGGTGCCAGACTGCTGCGCCGTCATCTGGCACAGTTCGAGGAAGGTCATGCGTACTCGTCCTCATCCTCGGTGATGTCTTCGCCGCGCGCCGCAGCGGCTTCCGCCTCAATCCGCTTGGCTTCCAGTTCGTTGGCGATCTTCTTCTCACGGGCCGAGAGCGGGCCTTCGACATGGGATACCGAAACCGGGTATTCCGGCACCTTGCGCCAGCCGGTGATGTTCGAGTCCTGATCAAGCTCCGCGATGTGGGCCACCGCGTTTTGAAGGGCGTGGTGGTACTTGAAGTCGATCCAGCACGTCTGGGCACGCGGGATGAGGATCGAGCTGCCGTTCACCGAGACGAAGACCGGCTCGTTGCCACCCGGCTTTTCCTGCGGTTCGATGCGGATTTGAACCATCCGCTTGCCGGGGGTGTGGCGCTCGCGCTTTGGCTCGACGCGCTGGATCGGCCTTTCTTCCTGACCGTCATCGATTTCGATGGTGTCGGTCGGGAAGCCAGCCTGCGCCATCTTGGCCTTGATGGCGGAAATGCCCATCTGTGGTTTGACGTCGAGGCCCATAGTGGCGGCGACATGTTCAGCCAGCGCAGTCGCGTTCATCAGGCTGATCGGTACTCTGGTCATTGCCATGTTAACTTTCTCCGTTGAATTTGTGGGGGGAGCCGGTGGGAGGAGAAGCCGACTCCCCTTGCTTCCCTGATCGCTATTCTCGGCCCCTTGCGGGAACCTCTTCAGACGTCAGGAAACCGGGCGGATTGCGCCGCCCGGTCAGGTGTCACGCCCAAGCGCCAGCGTTGGTTGCCGCTGTAGTCGAGGACAGCGTGCCCTGAACCAGCCACAGGTTGGGCGCGATGTCGGTGAAGGTGATGACTGTCCCCTTCACGCCGCCAGAGGCTGCGACCAGCGTCAGCAGCGCGTCGGTGCCGCCGAGCGCTTCTGTTGATCCTGCCGCGAAGGTGGTTGTCGCGTAGGTCAGCATGCCAACGAAGAAGTCGGCATTGGTCTTGGTCTTGATGATGACGTTGCCGCTGGTGATTGCCGTCTGGACGACAGCCCGAACGATTTCCTGACTGCCGGTTGCGGCGGGCAGCAACAGTGTCGTGCCACCAGTCGCAACGTTGATCGTGTTGGTGCCGGAAATCAGGTTTCCGGTCGTCCCGGTGATATTCTGGACCGGGTTGTTGCCGCCCTCGCGCAGGTAGCGAGCCGCCTCCCTGTTGTTGCCGCGCGAAATGGCGCTGCGGGCTGCGGCGGTGTCTAGTGCTGAACCGTAAGGCATGTCGCCCTCCCTTTATGTGTTGTCGCGGAAGGCGGTGAAGGACAGCAACTGGCCAGTCGCCGACAGCGTTGCGCCGATGGTGAAGCCCTTGGAAGCGCCTGCTGCGGTGCCTTCGTAACGGGAGATCGTGGTGGCTGCGGTGGTTGCTGGCGCAGCGGCGGCGGCAATCGCCACGTTGCGGGTCACGTTAGCGGTGACGGTCGCATCGTCGGTGCCAACCGTGCCAGAAGCGAGGTTGGTGATGATGATGTTTTCCGAGCCGAAGGTGCCAACCAGCGAGCCTTCCTCCAGTACGAAGAAGCCTGCTGCGGTTCCGGCTGCGTAGGTGCCGGATGCCAGCATGACTTCCTTGATGGTGGCGCGGGCGGCTGAAGTCGCCCCCCTGATGGTGTGGCCAGCCAGCGGAACGGCAGTACCTGCCGAGGTGAACGGCACCGTCCACTGAAGCCACGCTTCCGTGCGCAGCAGTCCGTCGCTCTGAACCAGAACGACATAGGTTGGAATAAATCCAAGTTCGACGTTGATGGCACCAGCCGTGCCGAGAACAGCGCCTGTCTTTATTGCGGGTTTCATAGCGAAGTCCTTTGTTTGGGCCGGTCACTAATGCGAACCCGGCCCGATAGGGGTTAAGATCAGAGCGCTGTCACAGCCACTTCTAGCCGTGCCATCCAAGCTTGATTAAGTATTAGTGCGGCGTGGTAAGTCTTCCAGCCGATATAACCACGCTGACCTAGCGGATCATCTTTGGTTTTCTGCCCAACAGGGATGATAGTTGGAGATACACTTCCCTGTCCTCTTAGAGCAACCATGCCCCATGCGTCCTGACCGAAGTATATAATTGGATATACATCAGCACTTGTTCCGCTGGTCGACACCATCGTTCCCTTCGCGCCACCGGCATCCAAGAACGGATTGAGGTCAGGGCTGAGGAGATAGCGGACGTCTTCCACCGAGCCGATTTCGTATTCGGAAATCGGTGAGCGCGTGCCGTAGTCCGACACCGTCGAGAAGCCGGGAAGGTTGCGGATGTCGCTTTCCACGTCAGTGTGGGCGACCGCAACGTAGGCAGCTTCCACCGAGCGCGTGCCGTAGTCCGAAGACGGCGACAGGCTGCGGGTAATCTTCTGGGCTTTCAGGGCTTTCAGGCTGCGCAGGACGGCGCGCTGCTTGCCGAGCGTGATCGGCGTGTTGACGTCGGTGCGGGCCGTGCCGTTGGCGTAGTAGACGGCAGTACCGGCACGGACAACGCCGTAGTTCAGTGCTTCAATCGTGCGACCGATGTTTTCGCCAGCCTGAACAGAAGCATCGTTCAGGACCGGGTCTTCATGCAGGTCTTCGATCTTGTCGGTGATGACAACGACTTGACCGTATTGCTTGAGGGTCGCCGAGACGTCCTCATAGCTGAACTGCGTTTCGGTCGGCGTGATGCCTTCCATCAAAGGGGTAGTTGCTGCGGAGAAAATCCTCGGACGCCGGAACTTGATGGTGTCCGTTTTGTTTTTCGGCATTGGCTTGGTGAGGCCAAGCTTTTCCAAGACCATGACGGGCTTGGCATGTTTCAGCATCTGCCGTTCGGCATAGACGTTTGTGCGGGGAGAGATGCCTCCGTCGCCGTACTGTGTAATGGGCATGTGAGCGGACCTTTAAGGTTCGCTCAACCCCTCATGCACTGCGATACTTCTTCTCGTCCGGGTCAATGTCCCGAAAACTGTTCCAGATAGCCTGTGGATCACCATCCTCTGGGATGCCCGACACGGTCGGCCTTGAGCCTGCCGCGTGGGGTGATGCCGATCCGGCGAGTTGAGCCGCGCGCCGTGGATTGAGCCTTTGTTGTGGTGCCGCAGGCTGTTGGGCCTGAGACGGTTGCGTGTGCTGGTCAACGAAGGTCTTGAAGGCGTCCAGCGTCTCAATCGCACTATAGGGATCGATGATCGCCTCCTGATTGGTCACAAATGCCTGCCGGATGCGGAGCGGCTGATCGACAATCCATGCGCCGAAAGCGGGACCATATTGATGCAGGTACTTATCCCAACCCGGATGCCGTTCCTCCAGCAGCCGTTCGTTGGCCTGTAGCTCTAGGTCCATCTGCTGATCAGCGGCCTGCTGGCGGCTGCGCTCGATAGCCTCGAACTGTGAAATTTTCGCCGTGATCGGAGCGAGCTTGGACTCAAGCGGCTTCGCAATCTCCGGATAGTCGGCGGCTAGTTCCGCAAGCGGGTCAGCGGCCTCTTCCTTTGGAGCGGGTCTGGCGGCTTTCGCGGCCTCGTTCCGCTCCTGCAATCGGCGCGTATAGGAGGCAATCCGGCCTTCAATCGAGCGGCGGGCGTGCTCCGTCTGCGCAGTTTCCAGCGCCTTAACCTGTCCATCGTGCGCGGCCTTTAGGTCTGGCGGCGCATTGGCCCAGATATCAGGGGCTTCTTCCTGTTGAGCGCCTCCCGGCAACTCAACTCCCTCATCATTACCACTTTCCGGTTTTTCCGCAAACGTGTCGGGAGAGGGCTTTTCCTCGACCTTTTCGTCGGCCTGAAATTCCGCCCACAATTCTTCTTCTGTCAGTTCTTTTGGGTCAGCCATCGTCATCTCCCGTTAAATGCCGCTGCGGTCGCCGCGCGGATATAGCTGCTCTGGCGGCGGTGCCTGTGTGACAACTGCCGGTTTGACCAGCGCCAGCAATTCGCGCAGCGCAGCGACCTTGCCGCGCAGGAACTGAGACTCACCGTAGTGCTGGTCGTTGGCTTCCAGACGGGTACGGCATGCCTCGATCTGCGAGTTGCACTCCGCCGCAATGGCCCGCCATGTGTCGGTGTAAGCGTCGATCATGCTGGCGATCCACTTCTCTTCGCTGGGTTCTTGGGCTTCGATCCGCCAGTCACATAGCCGCCCGATCCTCCGGGCGTCTCGCCTCTGGCCCGCGCCTCTGCCGCGTTCTTCTGCTCAATCGCCACCTCAGACGCGAAGATGCGCTCCTTCGACTGGTGATCCATCTCCTTGCCAGCCAGCATCGCCTCAAGCTGCTGCACCGACATGTTCAGCCGCGCCGCCGTCTGGTTCATCTGGCTGTCGTAGTTGAGCTTGGCGATCTTCTCCTTGCTGGCGTTCTCCTGATTGGCAATCGCGATCTGCATCTGCATCTTCTCGCGCTCCAGTTCGAGCATGGCCTCGCTGCTCTGCTTGTCGGCCTCCGCCGCAGCCTCGGCCTTCGCCTGCTCTGCCTGCTGCGCCGCCGCTGCCGCCAGAACGGCGTCAATCTCGTCGTCGGTCAGCATCACCTCCTCAGACGGGATCATGTAGGCGGAGAAGATTTTCTTGAGCAGTTCACGGTTGCGCAGCATTGGCCCAAAGACCGGATGCCCGCCTAGCTGGATGGCGATCACCATCAGGTTCTGCGCCTGAAGCTCACGCATCAGCAGCACGCTCGATCCGCGCGCGTCGACCTCGTAGTCGCCCTTGATGTCCTCTTTCTCGTTGAACTGCATGTTCCAGTCGTAGGCCCGCCTGATATCCGGCGTGGTCACGTCGTCATCGAAGTTCTTGACAATGGCCCTGAAGATCGTGTTGGCGGAGTTGTGCAGCAGCGCCATGCCAGTCGCGGTGTTCTGCGCATTCTGGGTGCCAACCTCGCCAGCCTGCCCCTGAATAACCTGCGGAACTGCCGACATGTTGTCGATAAACCGCTCGCAGAGCATGATGACATTGGCCAATTCCTGCTGTCTTGTTTCTATGTGAAACAACTGGAACGGCGGGTTTTCCTTCTGAATACCGTTCTTTGCTTGCCAAATCTTGCGTGGCTTCAAAGTATAGTTGCCATCGACCGGCTCGATGTTCTGCATGTCGATGACAATCTGGGGGCCAGATGACACCCCGGCATTGTCCATCATCGCCCGGAAGGCACCGTTCATCGCCGCCTGCGGATCGCGGATGATCGACGGCATGCCGTAACCGAAGATTGAGGCTTCGTCCTTAACAAGGTTAAACACGCTATAAATGCACTCGCCGCTGTCATACGGGTACAGCGCGAACTTCAGGATTTCCCCCTGACAGAACCAGACGCAGGCATTGACCGACATCAGGGGATCGATTTCCTCCACCTGCTTCAGGCCTTCGCGCCCAATCCCCGATACCGTCTCGTCCTGCGAGGCCATCATGTGCATGGCGATGTCCTGCATGTCCTGCGGTTCGAGCGGGCCGTAATACTCGTAGACATGGTACAGATCGCCGGTCACCTGCTGGGTGGCGGCGCGGATATTCCTCAACTGGGCAAGGTAGGCGGGCGCTGTCGTGGTCGGCGCAAGCTGGAGCAATCGCCGGATGGCGTCCTTGTCGAAGCCCTGTAGGTGCTGAAGCTCGCGCAGGCGGCGGCGGTTCATCAGGTGGCGCTCGAACGTGCCGCTGCTCTCCTCGATGCAGGTGGCGTCCATGTCCGGAAGGAAGCCCCAGATGTCGACATAGCGATAGGCTGGCTGCTCGCCGGTTGAGATGTCGAGCACATACTCGCTACCCTGCTCGCCGTCAGGCTGGCCCTCCTGCTGCTGTTGCTTCCAGCCGCGCCGCACCTTGTCGCCCGTCACCGGCCCCTTGGTCACCCCTGTGCCGAGCTTGACCGCGCAGTCGATCTGCTCGCGCTTGACCGATTGGTAAAGACACTCCTTCAACTGGTCATCGATTTCCTTCTCCATCGCGTCGGCGCGCTTGCGGGCTTCTTCCAGTTCGGCGTTCAGCTTGGCGGCAAGTTCACCTGCGGCGTCGGCCTCAACCTGCGTGGCCTGTGCGGTCTGCTGCATCTGCGCCATCTGGTCGGGCGGTACTTCCCCGCCAGCCTCCGCCGCCTGCTCCTGCGCCTGCTGTGGTGCTTGGGCGGCGGCATCCGCCTGCTTCTTCTTCTCGCGCGCGGCAGCGGCGGCGGCAGCAGCCTCCTCAGACAATCGGGGGACCGGCGTCGGGTTGATCGCCCAGTTCTTTTCATCTGTCGGGAACAACAGGTCTTTCAACCGCGCGCCCAGCGCATCGGTCTTCGGGCGCGTGGCGTTGATGAACAGCCCGGAGCGATCCTCGTTCAGCAGCTTCTGCGCCGTGCCGGGATCGTAGCGGCCATGATACTGCTCCAGATCGCCGATCCAGCGGTCCTCCAGCGAGGTGCGCTTGCCAATCCGGGCGGTGACCTCCGCCTCCATGCGACCGACAATCTCCTTCAGTTTCTCCTTTGAAGGGGGCCGCATGCGCGGCTCAGTCGGCAGCGTGTTTTGCGCAGGAGGGTTTTGAACCATCATGTCGGCCATAGCTTAATATCCTGCCCTTGCGTCGGCGTTACTGATGCCAGCGCCACCCATGTCGTTCTTCAGCGGCGGCAACGTCGCGACCTTGTTCCATGTCCTCCACAGATACCGCATGCAATCCATCAGGTGGTCGGCCTGACCGTCGATGATCTTGCCGCGTTCATCTCGCTGGTAGACGCGGTACTCGGCCTTGAAGCTCTGGAGTGTGGAGAAAATCTTAAGCTGCCCCAGCGACAGCGCCTGCCAGACCGCCAGCAATCCGGCTTCCAGTTCGTTGTTGGCGTCAATCAGCAGCAGGCCGAGCGACTGGTACTCGACCTTCAACTGCTTGCCATCCTTCTGGCTCGATCCCTTCGCGGCAGGATCGATGGCCCCCTTGATCCACTCGCCTCTAGTCTTGATGGCGCTGGCATGGACGACCGGCAATTGCTGCCCTTTGTAGTGCTCGCTGTAGAGGTAGATCGTCCCGTCGACCGGGTTCTGCGCACCCCACAGGCAGGCCGTCCGGTTCCAGCCGACGTCCAGCGAATAGGCCTTCTTCCAGCCAAACGGGATGACGAACGGCTTGACCTCGATGTCGCTGATCGGGATCGGATAAATTACACCACTGCCCATGCTGGGTTCACCCTTGGACCGCGCATCGCGCAGGTACTCAGGTGTCGACTCCAAGAGTTCCCGCTTGGTCTTCTCATCCAGATGCGGAACGTCGTCCCATCCCGCCTGCGTGATGAACCGTGAGGGTGCGACTTCAGGCATCAGCGCAGTCTCGGCATATCAAGGCCACCAACGCCGACGAGCGACAGCAGTAGCAGGATCACGATGATGCAGAGCACGCAGACGCCTGCCACCTTAATCATTCTGGCTGGCGGGTCCGGGAAGAAATTGTCCACCACATAGTTGAGCAGGGCATACAGGATGCCGCAGATCAAAAGGTAAATTATGAGCGTTAGCAAAGTCATGATCATGGCACTTCTCCTTAACCGCCCATCCAGTTACTGGGCCTGAGCATCTGGCCTTCTCTGTTGTTGTTGGCTGCACCGATCACAACCGGCCCACCGCCGACAAAGGCCAGCGTGCCGACAAAGGCGACCAGTGCGTTGCCTTCAACATTGATCGATACGTTCTGCTGGGCGGTGACCGTCGCCTCACCAATCGAGACAGTCGCCTGATTACCGCTGACGTCGATTGATACGTTCGATCCCGTATCGACCGTCCCCACAGAGGCGGTCATCTCGTTGCCGGTGACGTCAACGTTGGCATTCAGCCCAACCGTCTCGTCGCCAACCGAGGCGACCATTTCGTTGCCGATCAGGATGACGTTGGTCGAGCCAACGACGTTGACCAGCGCATTGCCCATGTTGACGGTCATCTCGTTGCCGGTGACCGTGGTGGATTTCGGGACCGAGGCGAAGGCATCCCCCAGCGAGGCAGTCAGGCCGAAGCCAGCGACGGTGATGGCAATGCCGCCTGCAATTGACACCGACTCGTTGCCGACGTCGGCTGTCATCTGGTTGCCGGTGACAGAAAATGACACCCCGCCCTGCGTCGTGACTGCTTCCTCGCCGACCGATACCGTCATGGAATTGCCGGTGACAATCACCCCGGTGCCGGTCGTTGTGATGACCGACTCATCGCCCATCGAGGCGGTCATCGAGTTGCCGCCAACAACGATGCTGACATTGGGACCGGACACCCTGACCGGCGTCACGGCGCTGCCAAGGATGGTATAGGAACCGCCCAGTGCGATCAGCCCAACGCCCTTCGACACCGTGGTGCCGACCATGTTGTAAGCGCCGACCGAGGTGACGCTGATCTTGCGACCGCGCCGCATGAAGGCGTCAGGACCAGTAACGACGTAGGCACCCGGCGTCGTGGCGTC